ACTTCTGAAGGAGTAGGAAAACATTCTATAAAATCTTTAAATAAAAAATCAATAGTTGAATCTATTAATATAATTTCTGGTGGAAGTGGATATCAGAACAAAAAGAGAACTGCTGTTCCTGCAGGTATAAACACTGCTTTAAATTGTATTGAAATTAAAAATCATGATTATCAGTCTGGAGAAATTGTTAATTATACTTGTAACGGAACTCCAATATCAGGTCTCACAACTGCTACTGATTTCTACGTAACTAAAAAGGATGATGATAGTTTTTATCTATCAAGTGTTGGAGTAGGAAGTACTGCCAGTGATTTTTATTATAAAACAAAACAATATAGATCCCTTACTAATATTGGTGTAGGAACTCATAATTTTAATTATCAAGATATTTCTATAAGCATTCTTAGTGATGTTGGTATTTCTTCAGTAGGATCTGAGACTTTTGAACTTAAAGTTCAACCAATAATTAGGGGTGAAATAACATCAGTTCATTTATCAAATAATGGTGTTGGTTATGGAGCATCTGAAATTATTAATTTTATTAGAGAACCAGAAATAACTTTTTTATCTGGATCTGATGCACAACTTACTCCTGTTATTTCAGATGGTAAAATTATTCAAGTCATTGTAGAAAATGAAGGTATTAATTATAATGCTCCACCAAATTTACAAATAAATGGAGATGGTAGAGGATGTGTATTAACTCCTGTTTTAAAAATAGTTGATCTTAATGGAAATTCTTCATCCGTTGGGATTGGAACCACTATTAATTATATTTTAGAAGGTGTCAATGTAATCGAAAACGGTGCAGGATATAGTGAAAATGATACATCTATTGATGTAATTAATACAGGAATAAATGTTAAAATTCGTGCAAATATTCAAGAATGGAATCTTAATCTATTTGAAAGGTATTATCAAACTCAACAAATTCCAGAAGATGATGGAATTATAAAAGATGGCACTTTTGACTTACAATATACTCATTTATATGCTCCTAGAAAATTAAGACAAACTGTTTATGCCACTAATCAGGAAGGCAAATCATTATATGGTGAACCAGATTTAAGAAAAGTTAATGGTCAGGAAACTACATCTAATAATCATTCACCAATTATTGGTTATGCATATGATGGTAATCCAATTTATGGTCCTTATGGATATGTTAAACGAGCTGGTGGTACTGTAGTTCAGATGAAATCTGGTTATGTTGAGGAAGCTTCAATTAAAGAAAATAGACCACCATTAAGTGTTTTTCCTGCAGGATTCTTTACTAATGATTATACTTATAAAGCAGTGAGTGATGAAACTGTTTTAGATGAAAATAATGGAAGATTTTGTGTAACACCACAATTCCCTAGTGGAACTTATGCTTATTTTACGACAATTGATGATTCTGGTGCAGAACAAGGAGGGCAATTTAACACTTATAAATTACCAGTTTTTCCTTATTTAATTGGTAAAAATTATTATTCAACCCCTAATGATTTTAACTTTTTAAAATCTTCTAACCAAGATGATTATCCTTTACAAAATACTAAATGGTGTAGAAATACAAGTCCATATAATTTAATTTATGATGATACGGCATCTTATCCATATCTCCCATTACCAAAGGAATTAAAACAATCTATAGATGTTGTAGGAGTCAAACCAGGTGTTGTAGAAAATATTGGAATTGAAACAGGTGGTAAAAATTATCAACTAAATGATAAATTAGTATTTAATAATGCAGATACTGAAGGAAGAGATGCTGCTGCTAGAGTTTCAAGAATTCTTGGTAAATCTGTAAGCACTATAGGTGCTGCTACTAGCACCATTACAAACGTAGAAATTTATCCTTCTAATCAAAAGGGAGTTTATAAAATTATTTCTACAGAACCACATAATTGGGTTAATCAAGATATTATTACAGTTAGTGGATTATCTACAACTTCTTCGGAAATAGGAGGAATTTATAATGCTGGAATTACTTCTACCAAACTTAGTGTAACTGGAATAGGAACTACTGCGGTTGCAATTGGAACAGATGGTTCTACTGGTATAGTAACTCACATTAATGTTCGTGGAGATTTATCATCACTTCAGTCTAATGATCTTCTTGGAATTGGAACAGAAACTATAAAGGTATTGAATACAGAACCTATACTTTCAAGAATTAGAGTTCTTAGAGCTATTAATGGAGTTACAGGAGTTTCTCATACCATAACTTCAGAAATTCTTGAAAAACCAAGAAGACTCACTATTAATTCTGGATTTTCTTCTGATTATGAATATAGAGAAAATCAACAGATTTATTTTAATCCAGTTGATTCTGTTGGACTAGGGACAAGATCTGGAGTTGGTATTGGAACTACAATTGCGTTTAGTAATCCTGGAATTGGATTAACTCAATTGTTTATACAAACAAAAGCAATTTATCTTCCAAATCATGGATTAAAGACTGGTGATAAATTGACATATTCTCCTAATCAAGGAGAAGGTCTTAATATTAGATGGGATGGATCAGATGCTGTTTATACAGGTATTAATACATTAACAAATGGTCAAACACTTTATGCTGCTGCTATTACTGAAAACTTAATAGGTATATCAACTGTTAAGGTTGGTTTAGGTAGTACAGGTACTTTTGTGGGCATTGCAAGCACACAGAGAGGTAGTACAACAGTATTCTTCTCTGGATTGGGTACTGGTGTTTATCATAGTTTTGAGACAAATTATGATGTAATTACTGGAGAGATTAATAGAACTACTGCTACAGTTTCAACAGGAGAAACTCATGGTTTATTAAATTATGAAAATGTCTATATGAGTGTAATTTCTGGAATTACAACTCAAGTAGGTGTTAAGTATAATGATTATAATAGAAGGATGATAATTGACCCTAAAGCATTCGTTTCTTCTGGGGTTAATACTACTACTAATGAAATTACTATTAGTAATCATGGATATAAAACAGGTGATAAAATTATTCACACTGCTACTACATCTGTAGGTGGTTTGGAGAATAATGGAATTTATTATATTGTAAAAGTCGATTCCAATACACTTAAATTAACTGAAACTGAATATGATGCTAATGAACCAAAACCAAAGGTAGTAGGACTTACTAGTACATCTGATGGAACAATTAATCCAATAAATCCATCAATAAAGGTATATAGAGATTCTAAAGTTGAATTTGATCTATCTGATTCTTCTTTAGGTTATGTAGTTCAATCAACAGCTTATCCTGCATTTAGTTTAAATTTCTATGTAGATGAGAATTTTACAAAACAGTGGGATACTTCTCCAGAATCTACTACTTTTAATATAACAAATAATGGAGTTGTAGGAGTATCAACTGATGCTAAAGCAACATTAACAGTTACTAGTGATATTCCAAAAAAACTTTATTATACTTTAAAACCTCTTTTTGAAAGTAATTTACCTATTGTTAAAGAAGAAATATCTGTAGATCCTCAAGTTCTGAATGGAAATGAAATTCAAGTTACTAACAGTGATTTTAATGGAAAACAAAAAATTACCATAGCATCTACAAATCAATTTGAGTATACATTAAGTGAAAGACCAGAAATATTATCTTATGATAGTACTTCTTTTATATCATATGAAACGGATAGCCCAAGTGCATATGGAGCTATTGCAGATTTAGAGATAACCAATCCTGGCACAAATTATTATAATCTTCCTGGTATTTCTACAATTAATAGTGAGGTTGGTTCAGGTGCAATTCTTGATCCTCAAAGTACTTCAGTTGGAAAAATTAAAACTGTAAAAATTAAAGATATTGGATATGATTTTGCATCTGATAGTACGGTAAAACCTGAAGGAGCTTTGCCTCAGATTATAGAAATAGAATCTTTGATGTCCATCGAATCTATTGGAGTAACTTCTTTTGGAAGGGGATATATCTCCGCACCAGATTTAATTATTCTTGATGGTAAAACTGAAAAACCAGTTCTAGATGCTGATCTCAAATATACATTAGGAAATCCAAATATAGAGATTCTTAAGAATACTAAAGGTATGAGTGATGCTCCTCCTACCATCATTACTGATAAAAATAGTAATGGTATTGGAATTAACACTGTAGGATTTAATACGGAAAATTATGATGTAACAGTCACTTTATCTGTTGGATTTAGTACTGCTGATACTTTCCCAATAGCAGTTGGTGATAAAGTATTTGTTGAAGGTGTTGGTGTAGGTGTTGGTACAACTGCTAGAGGATATAATTCTTCAGAATATGATTATAAACTCTTTACTATAACAGCAGTAGATCAAAATTATGGTGGTATTGGAACTGTTACTTATAACCTTTCTGATTATTTTGTAGGTTTAGCTCCTGGCATTTCAGCAGGATCATATGATTTTATTAATTCTTTTGGAAGAATTGTTCCTCAGAAGTTTATGCCTACATTTGATGTTAAATTGAAACCTAATGATTTTGCTATCGGTGAAACAGTTACAGGATCTATTAGTAGTACTCGTGGAACTATTCAAAATTGGAATCCAAATACTGGTATTTTAAGGGTTACTAATACTGATGGATTTATAGTTAGTGATGTTATAAGAGGATTGAGTTCTGGTACTCAAGGACTTGCTTCTTCTATAAAAACTTTTGATTCTTATATTAAGTTAAATGCAACTTCTAGAGTTGAAAAAGGATGGGAAACTGATTCTGGATTCCTTAATGCCAATATACAAAGAGTTCAGGATAGTCACTACTATCAAAACCTTTCTTATTCTTTAAGTTCTAGAGTTGATTATGAAACATGGAATGATAGTATTTCTCCTTTAAACCATACTTTAGGATTTAAAAAGTTTTCTGATTATCAATTAGAGTCTACTGCTTCAGTTAGGGTTGGATTGTCTACAGAATTAAGTGATGTTTCTGTGGTAAATGATCTTTATGGTCTTGGTAATTTAAATTGTGTATATGATTTTGATTTAGCATCTGAAAATGCTTTGAATATTAGTGGTGATGATGCTGTTTCTGATGAAATAACTTTTTCAAGTAGAATATTAAAAGATTATTCTGAATCAGTTGGTAATAGAGTGGTTTCTATAGATGACTTTAGTGGTACATTTAATAGCAATCCAAGAGCAACTAGATTTAGTACGATTAGTTCATGGACTTTGGCTGATAGAAGAGCATTAAAATACATTACTTATGTGAGAGATAAGAGATTTACTGGTCAAAGACAATTAATGATTGTGGACATTATCCATGATAGTCAATTTGGATATATTAACCAATATGGAAGAGTTGATACGGTTTATGAACAAGGAACTTTTGATTTTGCTATCAATGGTAGTGATGGTCAATTAAACTTCTATCCTGAAAAATATTCCGTAAATGATTACTGGGTTGCTGCTATATCTTATAATCTTGATGATAATTTATTAAGTACTGGTAGCACTGTTATTGGTAGATCTTTGGTTGATTCTGAAAGTGTTACAATTGGCACTGGAACAGGGACAACAACTATTGTTGGTATTGCAAGTACTTATCGATCTGCCAAAGTAATTATTAATATCAATCCTGACATTAGTGGTAAAGAGCATGAATATAATCAATTGAATATTATCCATAATGGTGATGAAGTTGAAGTAATGGAATATGGTAGATTAACCACTGTTAATGATAAAGATTCTATTAATGGGTTAGGAACTTATAGAGGATATATTGATGGAACAGAATTGAAGGTTGATTTTATTGCCAATTCTAATGTTGGTATAGGAACAACTGGAGTTATTAATACTATTCTTGTTGGTATAGCAGATTCTGCTTATACAGGTATTGCAACCGTTGATCTTAAACATGCTAGATTAGAGAATAGAACAACTGAAATTGCAGCATCTTCTGGAGTTACAACTGTTGCTGAATATCCTTCTGATTATGAAACTGCTTATGGTGTAATTCAGGTTACTGATGCAACAAACCAATCTTATACAATGTTTGAATTTGCAGTTGTTACTGATTATGAATCAGGTGGTTCTACAGAAACATATGACATAGAGTTTGGTAATGTTGGTTCTAATGTTTCATCAAGTGGACTTGGAACTTTTGGAACAAAAGTATCTTCTGCAGGAACTGTTTCCTTATTGTTTGCTCCTGTGGCAAGTATCACTACACAAGTCAATGTGTATATGAATGCATTAAGAATTCAAGATGATACTAAGGATACACTCGATTTTAATAATGGAACTATTGAAAGTGGTTTTGGTGAATATACTGGAACTGAGAGTGCTATTAAAAGAGCATTTGGATTATCACATGATACGGATCCAATTTTCAGAAAACCATTTGATGGTAGTAATACTGCTATACTTGATACTGATAATAATACTATCAATCTTCCAAATCACTTCTTTGTTACTGGTGAAGAATTAGTTTATACTAATCCTGGTACTGGTTATACAATGGCAATTGGAGTTGCAAGTACAGATGGATTTGTTGGAGTTGGAACTACTACTTTATTACCATCTAAAGTATATGCAGTTAAGATTGATGATGAAACCATTAAACTTGCTGAGAGTGTCTCTAAGGCACTTCAGACCGTCCCAGAGGTTGTTGATATCACAAGTGTTGGTATTGGAACCTCTCATTGTTTTAATGCCGTTAATCAGAATAAAAAGGCATTTATTACTTTAGATAATATTATCCAATCTCCTATCGTATCAACCTCAATAACTTCTCATTTAGCAGATCAAGTAGTCACCACTGATGATATAATTGAATTTGCAGGTATTACATCATTCTATGGTGGAGATTTGGTTCAAATAGGTAGTGAAATAATTAGAATTGATTCGATTGGTGTGGGTGCAAGTGATAATAGAATTAGAGTTAGAAGACCTTGGGCAGGAACTGCTTTAGCAGGATATGGCACAGGAACTTTAATTACGAAAGTGGATGGTAATTATAATATTGTAGATAATACATTAAACTTTGTAGAAGCACCTTATGGTAATGTTCCTTTAAGCACAGCTACAAATCCACCAGATTCAAGAGATTGGGTAGGAATTGCAACTGGATCTAGTTTTGAAGGAAGAACATTTATGCGTTCTGGTGTACCAGATACAGCAAATGAACCATACTATAGAAACTATGTTTTTGATAGTTTATCCTCTCAATTTAACGGTCAAAATTCTGAGTTTGTATTAGAGTCTGATGGGTCTAATGTATCAGGACTTACGACTGATAATGCCATTATTCTTATTAATGATGTTTTCCAAACTTCTGGTGTTACTAATGAATATACCATAGTAGAAGATTCTACTGTTGGAATTACAACAATTTCCTTTACAGGAACTGGAAGTTCAACTTCTGATGTAAATGTAGGAAATCTACCTAAAGGTGGAATATTAGTTTCTGTTGGATCTACAGAGGGATTTGGTTATCAACCTTTAGTAGCAGCAGGTGGAACAGTTGCTGTTTCTGCTGGTGGTACTATTAAGTCTATTAGTATTGGTAATACTGGTTCTGGTTATAGAGCAGGTATTCAGACTGTTAATGTTGGTATACAAACTCTAAGTCGTGTTGGTACAAATGTAATTGGAATAGGAACAGCACAAATTACGACTGGACATATTACAGGAATTGCTGTTACTAATGCAGATCACATTTTCTATTCACCTAGAAAAGTTGCAAATGTTGGTTATAGTTCTGTTACTG